GCTTCATTGCCACAATATGCACAGATATAACCATCACGCTTTAGCACTCTAAGTCGCTGATCCTTCCAGCGTTGAGTGCCTAACTCTCTATGCGATTGATTCAATGCCAGCCCTTATCCTTGAAGTGTTGCCATGCTATGCAAGGCTCACCATATCTATGACCTATGTAGTCTAATCCCCATTGTATCTGGTCATAGCCATTAAGTGTTGCTAGATACTCTGATCTGCCTTGTGGTATTCCATGATGTGATCCATTTACTGCATCTGGATTCCAAGCACTTTCTTTGCCATATAGAGCTGTTAAACATTTATATTCTTTATAATTAAAATCTAATAGATATAACGCATAAGTCTTATAATCAACATATTCTTTAGAACTTGTAGAGCCTGCATTTGGCATAAAGCATAGAGCTATCCCAATACCTGCTAGCACCCCCCGAGCGATCCGCCTAAGCGGCTCGGGGTGAGCCTTTGAGAGGCTCTGCCCTGTCAGGGTACCAATCATGTCAAGCAACAGCGTAAATCTTGGGCGTGTCATCACTTATTTACCTCCTGTGGATAACTTCTGTGGATAACTATTTATCAGTGGAATAGAAGCCTTTGCCCTTAAATACAGCTGGTGTGGCTGCAATAATCTTTGACATAGGTTCATTACAGTATGTGCAGAGCACCATGGGTCTAGCATGCCAATTATGATTTAGCTCATTGATCACACCACATTTAGGGCATTTATAGTCGTACATAGGCATTAGCGGACCCTTCTCTCTAGTTTCTTTATTCCTTCAACATTAACTGCACCAAATGCAAAGAGGAATGTTTGGAAACTTATTTGTTTGCCAGTGCCATCTGGTCGCTCAAACTTAAAATTGTATGGTGTTGGGCTAATACCGTCAGCTGCATCCCAAATGTCTCTAAACCATTGGGAACGAGAAACAACGAGCAAAGCTATGCCTTGACCATTGGCTATGAACTTTTCAACCCATGGACTAGGCTTTGAAAATGGCGGATTCATCCACACATTGCCAGACCAAGGCTGAGCTAGCCCATCATCTGATTCAGTGTAGTAATTGCGAGATGGCACATGACTACCGCCTGTGGGTGCTGCAACATCTAAATCAAACTCTATGCCCATTCCATCGAATAGCCACTTAGGCGTGTAATGCTCGTCAGACTTTTCTAAGCTTCCTTTTTTATGAGACAAGTTTTACACTCCACAATCATGTAAGACCCACAAGCTGTGCAGCGGTCAATATCTGCCTCTGTAGGTTCGCTAGTAATGTGACCGTATTTTAATATGAGTAGTGGCAATAGATCCTCAAGTCGGATAATCGCGGCATACTCACGCGCATCCTCACCCTGTCCGTTGAGTCTAATAACTCCGAAGCCTAATTCCCCCGAAATGGCTGTCCGAGCTTTCAATTGTTTAATGTATGCAAGTGGTTGAAATCCAGCACGGGCTTTGACTTCAACATCGAACGGCACATTAACAATATCTTTGCCACTACCCCTTCCCACACATGCGCCTTGCCACCAAGTCGATAGGTACTGTGCTACAACACGCTCTGTCCGGAAACCTCTGTGCTTTCTTGCTTGACTAGCCATTGACTGCTTTACACTTAGCACATTGCCAAGTAACAACGCCATTTACTGAGTCAGATGAGATGTCCTCTAGCTCACGGATCTGGACTGGCTCATTGCACAGCTGACAGGCGATGAAGGCTGACATCAGGTCAAGCCATTCACCATTGATCTTAATTCCTACATGACCCATTATACTCTCGCCTTCTGTGGCACAAACTTGCCACTACTGTCTAATACATACCAAATTGCTGGACATTTACCCTCAAAGCCTGAATGTCCTAGAGCTGTGCATTGGTACGCTTGCCAATCTTTTCCAGTCTTTGTGCTGTGTCCAGTTTTCCAGACCATAGATCCATGCTTGCATTGTGGTACTTCTGCAGCTTCTTCTGTTCCCATGACTGCTGCAATATTCTGCATAGCCTTTTCCAGCGTTACTGGAGCTTCTACTACCTTCATGTATTCATTGACTGGAGTAGTCCAATAATCCTGCTCTGCTGTCTCTTTGTCAGCTGCTTTGATCGCTTGTACAAGATCCTGTACCGCTGGCTTCACAGGCTTTTGCGCTACTACCTTTGTCATTTCTTCGCGGCTAGGTCTCTTTCCCTTAGGAGCATAACCTGCATTTGCAAGTGCTCTGCCGATTGCCGAAGTCTCACAATTCTCCAGTGCTGAAGTCTGATTGACGCCTCGACTAGAAACCGTCTCTTCAGCGTACCCTGTTGCCCAAGCAACGCCATCGCTAGCATCTTTGTATAGGTACGCTTTAACAATGTATCGAGAAGCCTCGACCACTTCCAACTCAGTTGCAATGCGAAACGAAGGATAATCTTTAATAAACTTTTCAAGTCTCACCTCTACTGGTTCGTAATCGGATAAATTAAACATAAAGCTCGTTCTCCTCTGTGGCCAATTGGCCTGCAAGTGCGCCGTAGCTGCACAGATCTACCCAATTGTCGATGTGCTGCGCTGATTGATTAGTCCTTGCAAGTTTAACCAAGACCATGATCCCTGCCACCTGATAGTCGTGAATTGGTGTCTGTAAGTATGCGCTGAGGAGCATTGCTGTGTGTTGCAAGTTATCCGCAGGATGACCGTATGAGAGGCCACGGTCACGGATCGTGTCGGTGGCTGAGAGTAGGATTTCATTAGCGCGCATCTTGTGTCATTCGTTGATAATTCTTGCCTACTACGACGCCTTCGCGCTTGCCTTCATTAAAGCCTTGTGACCACCCGACTACATACCACAGCACATTAGCTGCTAACAATAGAACTATGATTGGCATCTCAAAGCTCATGCTAAAACCTCGCATTGGCATTGCCAATCATCTGATTCTAGGCACATGCAGTCATACCCTGCTCGATAATTACTGCATGGATTCTGTGCGTGATACATCATTGCTGAAATGTAAGTAGCTTTGTCACAAAGATCGCAATAAACTATTTCAACTCTTTCCATAGTTTGCATTTACTTTCCTATCCGCAGCAATGCCCTTGATTGCTGACAGGATTAGTGTGACACAGCGACACGACAAAAATGCGCTTATTTGTGTAACGATTTCATAACGAAAAAGCCAGGGTCTAGCGTGCCCTGCCGTAAGACTTTCCAGACACAATGAATGTGCCGTCCTTTTCGATGTTGATTAGATCAACCTGCACCTTAGATCCATGCACATACATGATGGCAAAAGCCTGTTGCCAGTTCGCTACGCCTTTTGTGTAAGCAGCTTGCTTAAAGTCCATGAGATTGCCTACCTCGACACCATGCAGGACACGCCCTATACGGCCGCCAGAGGCCTCTGAGAAGGCCGAACGCCCTGCCCTGTGTGTATGTCCTGAGATAACATTCTTGCCATGCCTACGAGCCGCTTCTAGGGCTGATAAGCCACCTTGTGGCTTGATTGGTGTGTGATCTCCATGCACTGCAATCCAATTAGGAGCAACAGCCATAGGATTTTTGTGGAAGGTAATGCCTAGCTCATCAAAACGCATAAACTTCTCAAAGCGAAGCTCTGGCAATGCACCAAAGGCAGGTACTTTAGCCATGATGATGTTATAGAGGCGATCTGTGTGATTACTACGAATGCAATCTGTAACGCCTAGATCCCAGAGAAGCTGCACAGCCTCGTTACGATCATCATCAAGGGTCTGGGCATAACTGCCCATGCGCCCTTCTTCCCACTTGCTTATCTGCGGTAGGTCAATCTCATCGCCTATTGTGACTACTTGATCTGGCTTAAACTTTGTGATGAAGCTTGCAAGGTTACGGGTTGCAACTCTGTCATGATATGGAACTTGTAAGTCCGATACGACAACAATTCGCTTAATCGTCATCCTCATCTTCGTAATCGCCAAAGCGTTCTGGCTCTATGGGATCAGGCAAGATCCATGCAGGATAGGCTGATCGCTCTACGATAATGCCTAGCACTGTTTCTTCATCAAAGCCTGCACGCTTTAGAGATTGAGCAAACTCATACATTCCAATGCAGTAAGCATCAAGAGCTGAATAATCCTGCTCAACTAGATTCTTAGTTGCTTTTCTTGCCATAGCAAAATTATCGCTCTAGAAGTATGTTATAGATCTCATCGACACGCTGATTGAGTCGCTTAATCTCAGAGAGCAGATGAGTAATGACATAGCCTGCAAGACCACCAATGACTAGCAAGGTGCTTATGTAAAGGCTGAAGAAATCTGTTTGACTCACTTCTTAATTCCCATTGCTGGATCGTTAGCGTTGAGGTAGCGAAGCACCGGTGGCAGGATAGAAGCCACGCCTGCTGCAATGAGTGCTTTAGGATCTGTGACCCCAGCTGCTGCCATTGAGATAACTGCTACCAAGAAAGCTCTAGCCCATGAACCTGCTGCTGTCTTTAATTCATTCATTACTGGCTCCTAACATAGGTACTTGAAAAAAAGCCCCATCATCATCAGCTTCTTTCGCAAACGAGATGTGACAGTGGTGGTTGTGTTTGTTAGTGCCCTCGTATGTTCTCCAAGCCCATCCCTTTTTGCTAGAGGCGATACGACCATCAAAGATAATGTAGGTAATGCGTCTTTCTTTTTTAGACTTGCATAGGAGACGAATCTGATCTGCAAGATCTGGCATGAGGTCTG